AGGTACATTGTTGGCCGTGGTGGGATGGCTCACAGCTCACTACATCAAGACACTATGACCCGTGATCAAAAACTAGAACGCTTTGCTGAGCGTGAGCTCAAACGTGTGTACACCGAACTTATCATTGATGATGAACACGGTGGCTACGTGGCATTTGGACGCTATCACCTGCGTCCCGAGTCTGCAGGATTTGCAGTGTATCACAGTGATGATCTTGTGAGCACATTCAGCAGTAAAAAGACTGCTATGTCATGGTGCGTAGCAGATCACTTGCAACAGTACAGACTAGCACAAAACATCCGCATACTAGACAACAAAAAACAAACACTGACCGCTGATATTCATTGCCGACGTGAGCAAGCGGATCGTAGCAACCGACCTGAATTCCGTGAAATGGTGCGCACCAAACTTGCACCCAAAATTGAGAACCTTACCCTGCTGAATCAAGAACTTGAAAAATGTTTAAATTCGGCTAAATATCTACAACTAAGAGGATTTGCCAAATGAAATTAACCGAACTGGCCACACCAAAAAAGAGCCGCCAAGTAGCCCAAGTATTTGAAAGTTACTTTGGTACCAAGATGCCTGTTAACAAGCTCACCCTGCGCGAAGCACAAGCCATGCTGAAACGTGTGCGTGGAGTGATTGCTGAACACCAACGCAGTACTACTCGTCACACCAGCGAACGCAACCCTGCTTATTTGAAACTGGTAATGATGGAACAAGCCTTGGCACACCGTGTGAGCGAAGACATGGCGCCTACCACTGTTCCTGGTGCTCAACAGAACACAGCACAAAATGCAGCCGCAACCATTGCTACAACAAAAGATCCTGCACTCAAAGCAGCATTGACCAAGGCGTCAAAAGGACAAAATCTTACTCCTGATGAACAAAAATTGGTTTCAGGTGCTGCCTTGATGAAAACAGAAAATCGTCTGCGCAATGCATTCCGTACACTGAAAGAATCAGAAGTGCAACAAGCACAGGTGGTGCTGGCTGCACAAGACATGGTAGACAAAATGCAATCAATGTTGGAAGACACCACAGAGATGCAATTCAAAGAATTGCCTGCCTTGGTTGACTCAATCCGCAATCAAATTGGTATTGAACAGGCCACACAATTCAACACTGACGCCACTGCTGCCCTGCAAGGACTTGTGCAAAACCTACAAGGTGCCAAGGTACAACTGGAAACAGCACTGGGTGTGGTCACAGGCCAACCTGCTGCACTAGACACCAGCATGGCTGCCAGCGGCATGCCTGGCGCAGTACCTCCTGGTGCTGAAATGGGTGCTGAAATGGGTGCTGAAATGGGTGCTGAAATGGGTGCTGACATCGGAGCCGATGCTGGTGCTGACCTAGGTGCTGATCTCGAGACTGGCGCCGAGCCTCCCAAGGCAGCTCTGGGCCGAGCACGTAGATAATGAGAATCAACGAAGTCGAGTCTGACCGTTCACCAGATCCAGAAAAATTATTGGGGTTGGTGAACTTTCTTTCAGGCCGTTCTGATGACGAAAATGCACAAAAACAAATCAGCACAGATGCATTTATTTCTGCCGCTCGTAGTTTGGGTTTTCCGGTTAATCAAAAAAACATTGTGAGTGTGATAAGTCAATCGCCACTGGACAGTGTGTTAGAACCAATGAATCCCGACGATCCCACAGTAATCCGATATAAAGGCGCGGCTCCCGACGGACCAACCCAAATGCCTGTAAACAAAGCACAAGATATCGTGGCTGCCTCAGCCAAATCCGCTATGCAACGCGGAATGAACAAATAACCGTTGTCGTTGACATCAATCAGTAAATACGCTATAATCAGCGAAGGAAATATCACATGGCCTATTCAGAAAAAGTAATTGATCACTATGAAAATCCACGCAATGTGGGCAAGTTTGACATTGACGATAGTGTTGGTACTGGCATGGTGGGAGCACCGGCTTGTGGCGATGTGATGAAATTGCAAATCAAAGTTGAAAACGGGATTATAACAGATGCCAGGTTCAAAACATACGGATGCGGAAGTGCGATTGCCTCATCCTCTCTTGTTACCGAGTGGGTTAAAGGACGAACGCTTGACGAAGCTGCAACTCTTACGAATTCAGAGATTGCTCAGGAACTCGCACTGCCACCAGTCAAGATTCATTGTTCTATTCTTGCTGAAGATGCTATACGAGCAGCCGTAGAGGACTATCGCAAAAAGCATGATCTCGTTAACTGACACAGCTAAAAACAAAATTGAAAAATTAGTGGCCACCAAAGGTTATGCTGGCATACGTCTAGGTGTGAAAACTACCGGTTGCTCAGGGCTGGCTTATGTGTTAGAATATGTTAAAGAATATGACCCCGATGCTGCCACCATAAATTATGCTCACGACAATTTCTGTGTACTGGTCGATAAAAAACACGATGTGTACTTGGCAGGCACCCAAGTAGACTATGTACGCCAAGGCCTTAATGAAGGGTTTGAATTTACCAACCCAAACGAACGCGACCGCTGTGGTTGCGGAGAAAGTTTTAGAGTGTGATGTCAGACAAAACCTTGTTGGTATTTGGCTGTAGCTGGGCAGTTGGTAATCCGTTACCCCCAGAGCAAGCATTCGGTTACCTACTGGCTCAACAACTAAAAATCAAAAACTATGTCAACTTGGCCATACAAGGAAGCAGCAATCATCGCAGTGTATTACAGTTGTTGGATTACACAAAATTACATCAAGAAAACATGTCAGACCACATAGCTGTATTTTCTTTGACCACACTAGCCAGAGATGCCGTAATAGATTCTCGAGGAAAGGTAATAGATTTACGTGTACTGGGTCCAGAAGATGATCGCCCAATAATTAAAAATTGGCTGGCTGATTGGTCATCACTGCAACAGATCAGTCATGAACATCACAAAAATATCATGGCCATGCAACAAATTTGCAAACACTATGGCATTTTGGATTTTTACGTGCAGGCTTGGCATGATTTTGATCACAACTTGCCCGGCATCGATCAGTCTCGAATTCTGCCAGAGATGTGGATTCAGTTGTTGGGATATCAAAATCAATCAGATTATTTAAAAAACTACAAAAAAGGCAACAACATCCACATGCTGGCAGACACTCATCCCAGTGCTGCCGGTCATGCTGTGCTGGCTGATGCGCTGTACACAATGATTCGCAGTGAAATGACCAGTATCAAATTGTCTAACCGACAGAAAGTTCATATTGATTGACATTCGTTTTGGATCAACAGAAATTGAGATTAGCCTAGCCAGCATTCTGCCAAAGAATGGCATGGTGCAATATTTGGATTTTGTTGAAGACCAATTGGTATTGAAGTATCAGCAGCAGTGCATATGGTTCACAGCAGTGGATGGAGAAAACACACAGGCTCCAGCCCTGGTGGCCTGGATACAACGACTGCAATTGGCCTTGAGTATTCCCAATGACAAAATTTGGTTTGAATCAGTTGTGCCCTGCGCTGAACAATGGAATTGGCAACCAGTGGCGTTAGCAGCGTTCAAGGACGTGGGGAAGTGGGTGGATCCCGACAGCATGGACAGAAACTTGTCAAAGGCAAAATTTGTAGGTGTGCTGGCAGCCAGCAGATTCAGTGTGTATAGAATGAGATTGATTTATGAATTGGGCAAAAAATTTGCTGGTCAAACATATCTCACTTGCCGAGCAGATCACAGCAGTGAACAGCTTAAACATGCGGGCAACTACTACACAAATGAACAATCTTGGCTGGATCACACAGTGTTTCACAATGACAATGTGGTAACTGTTAGCGATCAAAATCGCATATTAAACTATGTAAATGCAACCAAGGCCTACCAACACATATGGAATCAATTCAAGATTGAAGTAATCACAGAAACAGATGAATATCAGCGCACTTGGTTCACAGACAAAACTGCCAAATGTTTGGCCACAGGCAAACCTTTTTTGTTGTTGGGTGCTCAGCACAGTTTGCAAACTTTAAAAAGCATGGGGTTTGTCACGTTCGACCAATGGATTGACGAAAGCTATGACAATTGCACACTGGCCACTCAACGCATCATGGCCATGATTCAAAGTTTAAAAACACTGGCCGATCACGCAGATCGCAATACCATTCTAGATCAAATGCAAACACATGCAGAAAAAAACATTGAACTTTATAGAAACTACGTCAAACATCACTAGGCAATACATGTACAATCCCAGATTTGAATATCAACCAGTGCCGCGTGTCACAATTGAAGGCAAAAGATTTTATGCCACTCCTGATGGTAACAAATTGCCCAGTGTGACTACAATCCTTGACAAGACCAAGAGCGAAGCCAGCAAACAAGCCTTGCAGAACTGGCGCAACCGGGTGGGCACAGAAGCAGCACAGGCCATCACAACAGAAGCTGCCAACCGCGGCACAAGGATGCACACATACCTTGAACAGTATGTTCGAGATGGCGTCATCCGAGAACGCGGCACAAATCCATTCTCTTGGGCCAGCCACGCCATGGCACACACTGTGGTAGAACATGGCTTAAAAAATGTTTCAGAATTTTGGGGGATTGAAGTTCCGTTGTACTTTCCTAAAGTGTACGCGGGCACCACGGACGGTGCAGGTATACATTTAAATGAAGAAGCCATCCTAGACTACAAACAAACCAACAAGCCCAAAAAACGTGAGTGGATTGACGATTACTTTGTGCAGTTGTGTGCCTATGCAGAAGCACACAACGAGCTACACGGAACAAAGATACGAAAAGGCGTGGTATTGATGTGTGTCAAACCTCAGTTAGACGAGCAAATGAACATGCTCACACCACCTGAATATCAGGAGTTTGTGCTGGAAGGCGCAGAATTTGAACACTACCGCACACTTTGGTGGAAAAAGGTCGAACAGTATTACTTGCTAAATATGTAATACCCTAAGGAATTACACAGTGGCAATTTTACAAATATCCAGAATCACAGCCCGCAAAGGACTGGTAGAAGACCTTCCACAGCCCCTGGCCGGAGCTGAACTGGGATGGGCAACCGACGAACGCAGACTGTTCATTGGTAATGGTCCTTTGGAAGACGGTGCTCCTGTGGTGGGCAATACAGAAATTCTCACTGAGTTCTCAGACATCTTGAGTTTTGCTGGACAATACACCTACAAAGGCGAAGCAGCTGGATACACTGCACAGACCGGAGTCACCTCCGGCAGTCCAGTATCTCAGAGCATTCAAAGTCGCTTGGACAGTTATGCAGTGGTCACAGATTTTGGAGCTGTTGGGGACGGGCAGACTGATGATACCGCAGCTATCAATCGCGCACTGTTCCAACTGTATTGTGTGCAGGCCAACACTCAGGTTCGCCGCAGCTTGTTTTTTCCAGCAGGCAATTACATTGTCACAGACAGTATTCTCATCCCCCCGTATGCTCGTTTGTATGGCGAAGGCAGCAACAGTTCTATCATAGACTTTCAGGTGCAAAACTGGGCAGCCAACACTGCTTATGCTCAAGGTGTGTTGGTTTATTATGTACCTGGC